AACCCCCCCCCAGAAGCCGCCGATACGAAGAGGTCTTGTTGTGCTCAACAACAGTTCAACAGAGGTCAACAACAGGTCAACGAGAGACTGAGGGAGAACCACACGTCACGGTTGATTTCCTGGTGAGAATGTTGTATACTCCGAAGTAGGATGAGGAACGTGTGCTTACAGCTCTACTGGGATAGTCGCCGAAAGCGATTCGGTGTGTGGCGTTAGCATCGACATCAGGCGCTGGGAACGGGCAGGGACGAAAGGGAGGGTCTTCTGCGCCCCTCATGAAGCCCTGGATGCGGTCGACGTTCTCACGGATCGTCACCGAGTCCGATCTTCGACGATGGTTCGATACGCTCACCGGGAAAGAAAAGCTCGAGTTCCTCAGATCGCTCGATCCGTACGATGGGGAGAAGAAGACCGATGATCGTGAGCCGGATGACATCGCTGCGAGGATCCGAGAGATGGTCCAGTCCATCGACGTTACCGTGAACGCCACGAGAGAGGTGATTGTGGTTCGAGGCGATGAGATAGTCGACATCTCCCCACAGCCTACGGAGGGAACCTGAGATGGCCTGGTCTGTGAAAGCCCGACTGGCAGCCGCGATGGCAAGAGCGCATCATCGACAGCAGCCTCTTCACGGTCTCACAAACGTCCTTGCTCGTCGAGCCGACAACGCTTCCAGGGCGAGAGCGGGAATCAAGTCAGCTCAGAAGTTCCTCGTCTATCTCCGAGCCGGGTCGAAGATTCGAACTCCCTACTACAAGAAGCAGAGGGCCGCGACTCTCAAAGACATCAGCTTCCAACGCTCTGCTGCGAGATCGCTCGAAGCCAGTACCATCACGAGAGGGAGGAGATAACATGGCCTGGTCAGCGAAAGCTCGAGCAGCTGCAGCGTTAGCGAGAAAGTCTCTCGCTTTCGGGACAGGATCGAAGAAGTACATGCAAGGGGTTCGAGTCGAGAATCGACTCAATCTTCGTATGGCGAAGCAAGTTGTCAACAAGCAGTACTCCTCTGCAACTCGAGGCGGTCGTGCGACAAATCGTCTTCTTGCGACGTACTACGGTCATGGGGGGTTGAAGGGCACAGCACTTCGTCAGAAGATTCGATACGATCGTGGGAAGATGTCGAAGTCTGACCTCATCTCAGGTCTTCATGGCTACTCTTTCGTTCGTGATAGTACAAGGATCGTCTCGTCTATTCTACGTCGAGGAGCGAGATAATGGCCTGGTCACAGAAAGCCCGTCTTGCTTCTGCTTTGAAGAGATCCCACGACAGGGGGTCGAACTTGTCTGTCGTCAAGTCGATTGCTGCAACGAAGCTCAGACGGGCTGGGAAGACAAGCGGTCTTACGAAGCTGACAGGACGCCCAAGTCGTGGACACATGGCACCTGGGGAGTTTTCACGACTTCGTGCTTTCAGTAAGAAGCTCGACGCCGAACGTGCGATTCGTGCACGAGTCTCCTGGAGCGGGTGACAATATGGCCTGGTCACAGAAAGCAAGACTTGCGAGTGCCGCTGCAAGACGTGGGCTGAAGAAGTCGACGATGCCAGTTCGTGCTCTTCACTACCAGACAAAGTCATGGCATGGGGGGCTCGGGATGTCCCGCCCCCAGATGGCTGCACAGATTCGCTGGGGTCGTGCAGAAACTCGTGGTCGCTTTCACAACCCTTCGACAGGTCAGTACAATGCAGTTCTTCGGAACAACGCTGCGTCGAACTACGCTGCCGGGTACTTCACCAGTCTGAGACGAAGGGGGAGCTGAGATGGCCTGGTCAGCGAAAGCAAGAGCTGCTGCACTTCAAGCGAGACTGAAGCGAGCGACGTTACGACCTGGTACAAGTAGTTGATCATCCAGGCGTCTTACGATTCTCGCTGCCGCTGGGATCCATGGGTATCGTGGGCAGAAGCTGAGACGGTATGTTCGTGCGAACGGGGGGAAGGTCAATGCAGCAGGAGCACGAGGGTGGAATCAGCTCTACAGTCGTCTGACTGGCCCCGAGCGAAAAGCTCTGTATCGTCGATAGCACTCGCAGTCAACACCTCACTAATCGAAGCCGGGAGGGCGATGATTACATGAACGGCGATTAGCAACGTGACCGGGCTCACCCCACGTTGGACTCAGCTTCGGCCGCATGCGGAGCAGATTCGACTGTGGGACTCTTCATCTCGATTCAATGTCATCCCTGCAGGTCGTCGATCAGGCAAGACAGAGCTCTTCAAGCGCAAGATTGTCCGTTGCGCCTTGATGGGGACGAAGTTCCGTGACGCTCGCTTCTTCTGCGGTGCACCCACCTACGGTCAAGCCAAGCGAATCTTCTGGGACGATCTGAAGAGGCTCGTTCCCAAAGACCTGCTCGCGGGCCGACCTTCAGAATCAGAGCTGGTCCTCAGGCTCATCAACGCTTCTGAGATCCATGTCGTCGGTCTCGATAAGCCCGAGCGGATTGAAGGGACTCCTTGGGACGGAGGTGGCATCGATGAGTTCGGGAACGTCAAAGCTCAAGCCTGGCCTGAGAATATTCGCCCGGCTCTCTCGGATCGCAAGGGATGGGGCTGGCTCTTCGGTGTCCCGGAAGGACGAAATCACTACTACGACATTGATCAACGAGCTATGTCGGATGAGACCGGTGAGTGGGGACACTTCTGGTGGCCGTCCAAAGACATCCTTCCGCCCGAAGAAATCGAAGCCGCCAAGAGAGACTTAGACCCGGTCACGTTCGATCAAGAGTTCAACGCCTCCTTCGTCAACTTCCAGGGCAGAGCCTACTACACCTATACAGCTCGAACGCACAACGCCAAGCTTGAGTACGACCCGAAGCAGAATCTGATCTTCTGTTTCGACTTCAACGTAGCGCCTGGTGTCGCGGTCGTTGCGCAGGAGATGAAGCTCCCCAACGGCGTGCTCGGCACGGGTGTGATCGGTGAGGTCTACATCCCTCAGAACTCTAATACCATCGCGGTCTGCAACAAGCTCATCGCTGACTGGAAGTCTCACCCTGGGAAGTTCACGTGTTACGGTGACGCCTCCGGTGGTGCTGCGGGCTCTGCGCAGATCGCTGGCTCGGACTGGGACCTGATCAACAGGACCCTCAAGTCAGCCTGGCCCGGCCGTGTAGGGATCAGAGTCCCGAGAGCGAACCCGAAGGAGCGCTCCAGAGTAAACGCTGTCAATACGCGCTTCCTCAACGGTGCTGGCGAGATCCACATGATGATTGACCCCGCCAAAGCCCCCTGGACCGTGCGTGATTTCGAAGGGGTGACGGTTCTGGAAGGTGGGTCTGGCGAGATCGACAAGAAAGCTGACGAGAAGATTACGCACTTGAGTGACGGTCTCGGGTACTACATCGCGTACGAGTACCCAGTTGTGGTTTCCACGTTGAAAGCAACGGAGGTCTACTGAGATGGCATGGGGTGCGAAAGCAAGGGCCGCGGCTCTCCTCGCGCGGAGTACACGGCGAGGGCCGACTCGATCAGCTCTCTCTGCTGCCCACAATCTACTCTATCTCCAGAAGGGCCGAAATCGGGGGCAGTATAGTAATCGCGTCAAGCTCGCTGCAGACACACGTCACTTTAAGCGATTCTACAAACTGTCGACTCTCGCAGCGTATACGCGAGCAGTCAAGACGAGGCTTATGTGATGGCACGCGAAGACTGGGGGACATGCGACAGATGTCATTTCGGGCAGGTTGATGAGACCTTCTCAGGGCTCTGCACGAAGTACGACTCAATTCGAGTTGCTGATCAGACGTGTGAGAAGTTCGCGAAGCCACGAATGGCGGTCACGCGCCCGTACGTGAAGAAGACAGGGTTGCGCAAGAAGAAGATCGCGCCGAAGACGAAGATCCGAGGGAGACGATAATGGCCTGGTCTGCGAAAGCCCGAGCGGCGTCTTCTGCGAAGCGGAAGAAGTTTCACGCAGGCTCGTACCAAAAAGCCGTCAGTCGACTCTTCAGACGTGAGTTGATCCGTCAGGGTCTGCACGGGATCAAGACAGACCCCAGGCGACTGACGAAAGTCCGCCACGTGAAGATGGTGGTTCGCGGGTACGAACAGCAGTACAGCACAACTCGCGCGAAGCTGAACGTCATGAAGGGCTGGAAGAAAGGCCTTCCTGCAGGGATGAGAGGGTAATGGCAACGTCTATGCTCCCACAGATCGAGAAAGACTTGCTTGATGAGCGGTGGGTGCTGGACAACCCGTTTCGGTTCATCCCTCTTTATAATGGAGAGCCGAAATTTACAGTCTTCCCTCGCGATATCGGTTCCGAGATGCCGTCGCACCCGTTCGTGATCAACTTCTGGCCGGAGGGACATCATGGCTTGGTCCGCTAAAGCAAGGGCAGCTTCTGCCGCGAAGCGTGCACGAAAGCTGATCAAGGTTGCCCACGGGACAGTCATCATCTTCCCGAAGGGCTCACACTTCGGTGATCCGACCAGACGATCGTTCGCCCGTAACACGAAGTTCTTCAAGAAGACGATGAAGATCTCGACGGCGAAAGCGTACGGTCTGGCTCTCTCGACTGCTACGAAACGTCTGCGAAGTGCAAGTGCTGAAACAGTTGATTGGCACGAGCAGCAAAGAACGAAAGTCAGGTTCCGGTAGATGGGCTACGCTGAGCGCAGAAACAGGTATCAACGGAGAGCTTGGCTCTTCTACTGGAAGACGGCCCCGAAGTGGGAGCGTACCCTGTGCTGGGCGAGCTGGATCTGGCGTAGAGACTGGAATCATCTCTTGATCCTGAAGAAAGAGGGGCTTCGCTGATGTCCTGGACTGCAAAAGCACGTGCTGCGGCTCTGGCTGCACGAAAGGCATTCGGGCAGGGGACGAAGAAGCACAGTCAAGCAGTTCGGGTTCTCTCTGCACTCAGAGGTCGAACGTCGGCATTGACTTCTGACTCAGCGCAACGACGTCTTCGAATTAAGTTCGGCGTGAAAACATACGTCTACCAGGCGATGAGATCCTCTCCAGGAAGTTCTTGGCGCATTCAACATGCCGTGACAGGGAGGACGATCTCTACTGGATTATCTCTTTCTGACTCATACGATCGTGCTGTTCGTACTCTGACTTCATCGAAGAGAGGGTAATAGCTGATGGCTGACGCTGACATCTCCACACCGTCAGAACTATACAACGCGATGCTCCCTCACTGGGAGATGACGTCTGCACTTCGCGGTGGGACGTCCGCAATGCGAGCGGCTACCGAGAAGTTTCTTCCCAAGGAGCCCGGTGAGAGCGAGAAAGGCTACAATATTCGTCTGAGCAGATCATTCCTCTTCCCAGGCTACGCACGGTCGATTGAGGGTATGACGGGCCAAGTCTTCAGAAAGCCGATCGTAGTCGAGGACTTGCCCGAAGAAAT